CTCTAAATTCAGTCGCCTCGCAGATCAATCCGTGGGCGATTTGAAAGTTGATCTTTACCAGAAGGCTACTAATGCTCGGGAACAAGCGAAGCTGCTTTACGCTCAGGCTTCCAGGGAAGGCAATGTACCTGTCCCATATGCTGGCGGGATTACTGTCAGCGATAAACAAATCGACGAAGATAACTCAAACATTGTTCAGCCTGTGTTTCAGCGGGGCCAGTTCACGAACTTCCGTGGCGGAGCAACCGAAGTTATCTCCAATAATTAGGGATCGACATGGCAACTGCTATCTCACAACAGTTCATGACCGACCTAAAAGTCAACATGACGCCGGACACTATCCAGGTACGGACTACTTCTACAGTGAACAGCTATGGGGAACGCACCTACAGCGGCGCAAACGTTTCGTACGATGCGTACATCATTAGGGTTGATGAGGCACGCCGGAACGCTGAAGAGAACCTGATTGATGTGGACTACATTTGTTATGTTCCTGATGCGACGATAGCGATTGCTATCACTAGTCAGATTACTTTGCCTGCACCGATTTCTGAGACTCGCCCAATCGTTCGAGTTAATACGAAACGTGATCCGCTGGGTCAGGTGGCTCAGGTTATTTATGTTGGCACGAAATCGAAGAGAGGCTGATCATGAAACAGGGCGTAAGCGTTAAGGGTATGAAGGAACTGAATCAGCAGCTAGAAGCATTGGGGAAAGATGCTAAGCAGGCGTTGTCGATGGCGATGATGCAATCGGCTCAGGACGTAGCGAATGAAGCTGACGAACTGGTTCCTGTTGATGAAGGAATTTTGCGGGCGTCACAGGATGTGAAACCTAAGGGAATGTTTACGAACAGACCGAATGTGACTATCTCGTACGGTGGGCCTTCTGCCCCTTACGCACTCGTGCAGCATGAGCGCACAGATTACGAACACCCCGGAGGCGGGCAAGCTAAATATTTGGAAGAACCATTTAATAAAGAAACGGCGAGATGGCCGTATCCGTTGATTGAGCGAATCAAAAATGCGAGCAGGTTTTTCTGATGGCGTTCCTTCCTGATATCGGTGCCTATCTTGTGGCGAACGTTACTAATACGACGCTGGTTCTCGGCACTAACCTTTTTTTGGGTCGGCTGCCTGATACTCCTGCGACGTGTGTCGCCATATTTGAAACTAGTGGCCTTGTACCGATTGAAGCGATGGGTGGCTCGTCGCTCCCTGCGTTCATTCAACCGAGGGCACAGTTACTGGTTCGGGCTGCTTCGTATGCTGACGCTGCGTCGTTAGCTGAAGACTGTTTCAAGAAACTAACCCTGATCGATAACGAAGCTTTATCGGGCACCAAATATTTGCGGGTCGAGGGGATTCAATCCCCGTTCTATTTGGAGCGAGACGGACAGGAGCGGGTGGTGTTTGCGTGCAACTACCAGACCCAAAGAGTGCTCACATAAAAGATGCATACGGTGAGGTTGAGATAGTCCCTGAACATTTGCGGGCTACTCGGGTTGATGTTCGTTGCGGTAACTGCGGAAAAATGATCGCCTACATGTTGACGGCTCCGTGGCGGGTTGCTTGCTCTCGATGTAAGGAAGTTAACGAGTCAGCGAAACCCCAAAAATAAGAACTCCCCCCGTCTTATTCACCGGGAGGAGTTCGACCATTTGTTTTCAGTTATGAGCTTACTAGATATCGGATTAGAGGTAACGCTTATCTTTGAAAGAATGGAGACGGAGTTCTTCAACTTGGCTGATTCTGACTTGCTCGCTGTCAGCGGTCCAACTGTCATTGTGACCAAGGTTCAGGGATTGGATTATACCTGCGACTGTTTCAAGGTCTAGCTCAGTTCCATCGACTGTGAGTTTCACGTCTGGTTGAAGCCAATCAATATATTCTTTAACGCTAAACACATTTTTATTCTCGCGATAGCTTGACTGGTTATCCTTTTCGGATTCCCACTGGGTATCGTCCGTGTGGTTATTGAAGCGGACTCGGGCGGGTTCGGTGTTGTGTGTGTATGTCATTGTTGGTTTATCCTTTGGTTTGTTTGGTGTGGTGCCTCGGGGTGGAATCGAACCACCTCTTCCCCGGAGGGAAGACCAGACCGAAGCGGCTAGCGGATTAGCAGGCTCTGAACATTTTGTCGATGCCCCTGTGCGTCTTTCGTGCAAGTTTTATGGCGTCAATTAAACCTGGCAATTCAGGGTTGGTATCCAATAAGTCCCATAGCTTTTGTTCTGCTTGGTCAGCGGCTGCTTTTGCCTCTCGGTAGTTGTCGTTGCGTTGTATTTTGTTGAGTTTGTCGGTTGAGGTCATGTATGTATCTTACATTGGCAGGGGTGCCCCTGTCAAGTCGAAGTAAAGAAAACATTAAAAAAGTTTTGACTGCTGACTAAAACCATTTTGGAGACTACACTAAAACCTAGTGCTCCTCGTGGGCCAGTGTCCTCGTGGCCGGTTCTTTGGCCGTGCCGTTCCCTAATAGGAGGCAGATGTGCCGAAATATAAAGTGACCGGCGGAGACGACGGATTATCAGGAGTCGAGATCGCAGGGCAACGGTATGAGCCTGGCGAAACTTTAGAAGCAGCAACAAAAAAAGTTGAGTGGATGATCGAAGCCGGAATCCTTGAAGCCGCCAGCGCTAAATCATCCAAATCTGAGGAGGACTAAGTGCCCACATTCATACACGGCAAAGGAACAGCCGTCTATATCAACCAGTTCGATATGTCAGAATACTTGACCTCTGCTGACACAACGTTTACGCAAGAGACAGCGGACTCAACTGGGTTCGGCTCATCATCTCGTTCATTCATTGTTGGTTTACAATCCGCGACGATGGGATTGAGCGGCATGTGGAGTGCCGACGCTACATCAGGATCGGACGTAGTTCTTGAAAGTCTTTTAGCTTCAACAACAAACACGACAACGACTGTCGCTATGCAAAGCGGAACAATCGGTAATCGTTGCATCATTATGCAATCCGACGAAGTGAGTTACAACATCTCTTCACCCGTCGGGGATATCGTTTCATTGACCGCAGATTTCCAGGCGTCAACGAACGCCGAAGCAAATATGACCTACGCAGCACAATCAGGCGTACAACTTACGACCGGGGCGTCAATCGCTTTCGGTGCAGTAGGCGCTTTGACCGCTGTAGATAATGCAGCATCGACCGCTAACGGCGGAATGGCAGCACTCCATGTGCCTGTCAATTCTGTAGCCGGTGGCGCAACGACCATTAAGGTTCAACATTCCGCAGACAATAGTTCGTGGGCCGACTTAATTACGTTTACAGCAGTCGCAGCAACGACCGTGACTTCGCAATTAAATACGACAGCAGCAACAGTTAACCGATATCTGCGGGCGACAGCTTCAACCGCAGGCTCATCCGGAGCGATCACCTTCATGGTGTCGTTCGCACGGTTCTAGGAGGACCATAAAATGCCAACTTTTGTTCATGGTAAATCAGTAAATTTCTCACTTGATGACACTGCTGGAACGTCCCGAGATATTTCGGACGTTCTTAACTCAGTTGATTTCCCTGAGATAACCGAAACAGCGGATACAACTGCTTTCGGTTCCAGCAGCCGTTCGTTTATTGTAGGTTTGGAATCTGCCACGATTTCACTTAGTGGCCTTTGGGATGCAACCGTTGACGGTTACCTTAAAGGCGGAACCGAACCAGCTTCAAGGACTTTCATTTACGGTCCGGCAGGTTCAACAAGTGGCAACGTGAAATATACCGGTGAAGCGATTCTCACCAACTATTCACAAAGTTCTCCAGTAGGGGATGTAGTGACTTTCTCAGTGGATTTACAATGCACAGGAACGATCACTAGAACAACTTACTAAACAAAATAGAAAGCATGGGGTGGCCTCGTGTCCGGTCTTGCAAATAAAATCCGTGCGGCTCAAGATGTAGCCGTTGAACTATACGAAGTCCCGGAATGGGATGTCGTAGTCGAGTTGCGTTCTATGAGCGCACGGCAGAGAGCCGCATTCGCATCGAATGTTGACGTCGCCAGCGATGGGACCGTCGATATGGGCGGTAACA